CTTTTTTTGTGCGCCACGCCCGCCGCGTCTAGGCGCCTGTGAAAGGAGGTGAAACTATGAAGTTTAGGACAGCTTACGATCCAGTCGAAACCCATGACCACTGTGGTATTGAATTCACTATGCCGTCCCTAACTGTACAGGATGAAAAAGATGAAACTGACATCAATTACATCGTCAATAAATATGCAGATGGTCAGAAAGGCATAGCTACTCTCGATCTCGGTGATAGTTCGCAGTACGCTTTCCTTCAGTTCGGAGATGCAACGCTTCCCGGTGACTATAGCACGGCTCTAGAGCTTGTATCTGGAGTTCGTGAAGAATTCTACAGTCTGCCCGCTTACGTTCGAGCGAAATTCGGTCACGATCCTATGAATTTCATTAATCGATTGAATGATCCTGCAACGCTCGAATACCTCCAAGAACAAGGTCTGTATGGTAGCAATTATACCTCTGATAAACCACAACAGTCCATGAGTAATGAACAAACACAAAAAGAAAGTAACACTTTAGAACTAAATAATGAAAAAACACAAAAATAGGCGTCACCGAAGCCAGTTACTTACTTGATGTAACTGGCGTAGGTGACGCAAAATTAAACTAAAACCTAATAATAATTTTCTTCAGGTTAATTATTAGGTTTACACTTCGAAGAAGGTGAGAAATTGGCTCGAAAAATTAGAGTTCGAGGACATCGCTTCAGCGATGCTCCTGCAATGTATATGCGGCGGACGAAATTCGACCGCTCGCACGTCTATAAGACAACTTTCAACTCGGGTAAGCTCATACCTGTATTCGTCGACGAAGTACTGCCTGGCGATACCACTCGCATGTCTGTGAATTACTTCGCTCGATTAGCTACTCCTATTAAGCCCATCATGGATAATATATATCTGGACTGGTTCTTCTTCTTCGTTCCTAATCGTCTCGTCTGGGAACATTGGCAGAACTTCTGTTTCGAACAGGAAGACCCTGATGATAGTACTGATTATGTCATTCCTACTGTCTCCGCTTCGTCTAAGGTCGCAAATTCTCTCGTTGGCAGTCTCTGGGATTACTTCGGACTGCCTATTAATACTACCGAGAACTTATCAGGCATTAACGCCCTTCCGTTCCGCGCTGTCTACCTCATCTGGAACGAATGGTTCCGAGATGAAAATCTCCAGAAATCCGTTAAGATCCAGAAAGGCGATACCAATGAAGTATTGGATTCTTCTCGCACTTCCGATCAGCCTTCTTGGGTACTCAATTCTCCCGGCACTAGTGCTTATCCCGGTTATGCCTGTCCTCCTCGCGGTAAGCGCCATGATTACTTCACTTCGGCATTGCCCTGGACGCAGAAAGGACCCGGCGTATCTATAGGCCTGGCCGGTACTGCTACTCTAATCGACCCTTCGCCTGTTTCGGGCTATTTCGTCCAGCAATCTAATAATAGTCTAGGTGCTGCTCAGCTCCAGAAAGATGGTGGTGTGCAAAGTGTCTTCACTGGTAATGGTTCGTTGACTTATCAAGGTGGTTATGACACCTCTATAGCCGGTCACTCTGTGAACGGCGCTGGTACAGCTACTGTCACTGCTCAACCTGGTTCTTCATGGCTTTCTAAGTCTGCTTATGCTGATCTGGATTCCTCCAGCATTTTCACGATTAACAGTCTTCGCACTGCTTTCCAGATGCAGAAGTTCTATGAGCGCCTTGCTCGCGGCGGTAGTCGGTATACTGAAGTGCTTCGCTCTTTCTTCGGCGTAGTTTCTCCTGATGCTCGTCTTCAGCGTCCGGAATTTCTAGGCTCCTTCACGAAGATGGTTAACGTCAATCCAATAGCTCAGACTTCCGCAACCAACGATACCTCTCCTCAAGGCAATCTCTCAGCCTATGGTGTCACTGCGTCTAAATTCCATGGATTCACCAAATCTTTCGTTGAGCACGGCTATATTATAGGCTTCGTCTGTGCCCGTGCCGACCTCACTTACCAGCAAGGCGTTAATAAGATGTGGCTTCGTTCTACGGTCTATGACTTCTATTGGCCGACATTCGCCCATCTTGGCGAACAGGCTATTGAACTTCGCGAGATTTATGCCCAAGGTACTGAAGCTGATACTACTGTTTTCGGTTACCAAGAGCGTTACGCTGAATATCGCTACAAACCTTCGCAGATTACTGGCAAGTTCCGTAGCTCTGTAACTGATGGTAATCTAGACGTCTGGCACTTATCGCAGTTCTTCAGTAATGCTCCTACTCTCAATGAGGAATTCATTACGGAAAATCCACCTATTAAGCGCATCATTGCCGTTCAAGATGAGCCTGAGTTCTTGCTCGACATAGGCTTCCGTTACACTACTGTTCGTCCTATGCCTATGTTTGGTACTCCTGGTCTTGTAGACCATTTCTAAAGGAGCTGATATTATGTCATGGCTCTCGAATACATTAGGTAGTGTTGCTGGTTCTGTTCTAGGATCTGCAGTTCAGAACCATTATAATTCCGCTAACGCCGCACAGGCTAACGCGTGGAATGTTGAGAATTACAAGCATCGTTATCAATGGGCTGTAGATGACATGCGTGCCGCTGGTCTGAATCCCATTCTTGCTGCGACCAATGGTATAGGCGGTTCTATATCCGGAGCTTCAGCTGCTTCTGTCGGTATGAGTGATATCGGTTCTACCATGAACTCTGCTAGAGCCGCTAGTGCCGCTGAAAGGCAGGCGAAGAATGCCGAGCACCTTGCGATTTCGCAGATCGATAAAAACGTCGCAGAAGCCGATTCTACGCGTCAGGCGACCCATGGAATAGTTCTCGACAACGGTATTAAGGCTAATAATTTGAATTTAGCCGAGCAGACTTACGAAAAACGTCTCAGCTATGAGCTTCAGCGGATGGATCAGGAACTCCAGAATCTCCGGCTTCAAGGTTCTTACCTCAGTTCAGGTATACTCTCCAACATAGCTTCAGCTAATCAGTCTAATTCTGCCGCGAGCTTCGCTTTCCAGAATGCTCGCCTTTCGAAGCAGGAAGCTGATTTCTATGACTCATTAGGCGGTAGTAATTCTGGCATTGGCCATATCCTTCGCGGTATTGGCTATCTCATAAAATAAAGGAGTGTTATTAATGTCTAATAAAACTACTATGATTCTGACCTTCATTGTCACCGTTGTTGTCCCCTTCATTCAGGAAGTTGTGGATCTAATTGAAGCTCTGAAAGGTAGAGCTTCTTCTAACACTGTTACTGCTAAAAAAGTTGCTTCGGACTTTCAAGCCGATGTTGCTCAACTTGTTGAGCCGGTTACTAATAAGTCTGATTCTAAAAAAACTAGCCGTTTTTTCGGTTCCTGGAGGGACGCTAAATGAAACGTCGAAAATTATCTAAGCGAGGTTCTCGCCGTCTATTTCGGCGCACCTCCAGATCCCGTCGTAGAAATTTTAAAAGAGTAGGACGAGGTGGATTTAGGATTTGACATTCTGACCTAATCCTGATACAATCGGTACAGGTGATCAATATGGTATGTTATAATCCTATCCTTATGTCCCCAGTTGAGGGAGCAATTACGAAAAATGGAAAACAGCATTATAGTTTCTACGGTAGCCTTGCTTCTCACCCTGAACTTGCTAACGATAGTCGTTTCATTCGCTGCTCTTGTAAACAATGCATCGGCTGTCGGCTCGAAAACTCTCGTCAATGGGCTGTCAGAGCTGTTCACGAAGCCCGTACTTCGTCTTCAGCTTATTTCGTTACCTGCACCTTCGATGATTATCATTTGCCGAACGATAGGAGTCTGAGCAAAAAATTTCATCAGACTTTCATGAAAAATCTTCGTCGTGAGTATGGCAGTGGTATTCGCTTCCTCGGCTGTGGTGAATATGGTGAACTTCATGGTCGTCCTCATTATCATTACATTTTGTTTAACATTGATTTTAGCGACAAAGTTCTTCGGTTCCGCACAGACGGTTATAATACTTATACTTCTGCTCGTTTTTCGAAAATCTGGAAATACGGTATGCACCTTATTGGTGAGTTTAGTTTCGACGCTGCTGCCTACGTTGCCCGTTACATAGTGAAGAAACAGACTGGCAGTAATGCTGCTAGTCATTATAAAGGTCGTGCACCTGAGTTCATGCTTGCATCCAATCGTCCTGGCATAGGCGGAAAATGGCTTGAAGAGCATGGTGAGGAGTGTTATGCTAATGATTTCGTTGTCATCAATGGTAAGAAGATGCGTCCTCCTCGTTACTACGATAAGAAGTTTGACGAAACACATCCTCACTGGATGGAGTATATTCGCAATAACCGTATTGAGAAGATGCTTCATAACTTGGAGAATAATACTTATGAGCGTCTTGTTGACCGCTGTCGTGTTCAGGAAGGTAAGTATAAACATTTTCTCGGTAGAAAGCTTGACAAAGTATTATGACTGTGTTATTATTAAGTCGGAAATGAGGTGATGCCTATTAACGAACTTGAAGCCGTTAAAAAATTCTGTGACAATCGTAATATTCTTTTTAATTATACTTTCTGCGGCACTAAATATGCCGCTTACCGCTTGAAGCCTGATGATTCTAGAGTTATTCGCCTTGATAATGACTATTATGTCATATCAGCTACGTTATATCTCATGATTCGTAGGTATCTAGTTGCTTTAAGAAAAGGAGATGGTTCCGCTGAGACTCTATTCAATCTATGATTCTAAGGCTGAACAATTCAGCCCTCCACAGGTTTATCACAATGACATGCTTGCCCTGAGAGCATTCGAAAGATTGGTCAACGATGATGAGACACTTATTAATAGTTATGCTGAAGATTTCAGTCTTTATTATGTCGGTAACCTTGGCGATACTGATGGCCGTTACTACATTGAAAGTTCTGACGAATCCCGCGTTCCTATATTGGTTGGTCGCGCCGTAGACTATGTTAAGGATCTTGACGAAGACCCTATTTAATGATAAACTAATAAAGAGCGTATCGGAAAAAGGACGATCTCACGGAGATCGCCCTTTTTTTGTGCGCCACGCCCGCCGCGTCTAGGCGCCTGTGAAAGGAGGTGAAACTATGAAGTTTAGGACAGCTTACGATCCAGTCGAA